ACTGTCGAACTATTTTATTCGTAAGCCGTACACGGGTGAATGTGAATTTACAAAAGCATACGGTGACCTCGTTAAAATGTATTGGACGAAGGGTAAAGAGCATATCACTATTAAGAACGTCATAGAATCGTTCCAAAAGGAGTTTCCCCGTTTCAGGACGAATGAACAACACGACGTACAAGAAACTGTTCTTTGTATCATAGATATACTTGAACGGTCTCGTCCAGAAATAAAGGAGTGGTTCTATGGAAAGAAGACACAGGAAACGATATGGCCAGGTGGAAAATCATCGAATGAAGAGATATTCAGTGTTCATTTGATAACTGCCGAAGGCGCAGATATGGGTACTATGCTTCAAAAAAGTACTGACTGGAACACCATAGAAAATTTTGAAGATACGGAAGGTAAAGTACATCACCTAGCGACGACGCGTATGGTATTTTCAAGACTTCCACAGATTTTGATGATTTCATTTGACCGTAAAAGTCATATAGAAATCATAGAAAAGATGATCATAGGTAACAGCGAATATAATCTCATATCATGTGCCGTACATGTGGGTATTCAAAATGATGGACACTATGTAAGTTTCGTTAAAAGGCGGAACAAATGGCTTTTAGCGAACGATGAAAGTGTCGAAGAACATGAATTACCGAAAGAGGCAAGTTTCTATTTTATGGTGTATAATTTAACAATACATTGAATATCCGAGAGACTTTAGTCCGTATCCAGTATCAGTGGCTGCGGTCCTCGCAGTGGGAACAGCAGTCTTCGCATTCCACTTTGCAACAACTTCAGCATCTGTGGTCGCCACACATGCGTCGGTAGCACCCATACCTCCTCCACCATAACCCGCGTATCCAGCATCCTTAATCGAATAGTTACAGTTGTTACCATCCTTTGTGACGTCGACTTCAACCATTTTGCAATGTTGGTTAGTTTTGCGCATCGCGATATACTTCTTATTGGTTGCACTGGAACTTAATTCGTGAAAAGTGTGGGTTTGACCAGCGGTCTTAGCTTCTTCGCTTGAAATGGGGACAGAGTTATTAATCCATGTACCCCACCAAGTAGCCGACTCTGGTTTGAATGCGTCGATACTTTCACATGCTACTGTTCCGGTTTGGGCATCGAAAGTTTGGTCGGGTTGACAGGCTGGACCTGTCTCTACAGGCTTGGTTTCTTCTGTAGTTTCACCACCCATCATCGTGGCTGCCACGCTAGACGATGAACAACATACCATCATAAGTCCTACACCAGCTAACATTGGTACGACAGACATTTATAGTAAGTCAATATTAAAAATTAGGTTTGCAATCTAAAAACTCCTTCATCTTGATATTCTCCTTGATGTTCACAATTGTTCTGTAAAAAGTCCGTCGATTGTTGGGGTGGGTCTTATCGGTTCGCCTCTTGATAGGTTTCCACCACAGGGGTTCTTCCCATGTGATATATTGACATTCGACGATGGCTCCATCTTCAAACCACGGTTTGTCCTCCATTCGTCCATGTGGGATTTCAGATTCAAAAAACAATTTACCCTTCTCTTGTACATATAGTCTCCATGTGGGCCTACCAGGTTTGAAACCGGGTGTCTCTCTCGAGGGTTCCCATTTCATGAGAAAGTCAACCGTGTTCTGTTCTTGTGGCTTCCATTTGAACATTGTCTCATGGGTCCCAAGTCTTATAGGTTCATTAACTGGTGTAAATACGAGACCATCAATCTTTTGTTGAACAGTTGGAAGATATTCATTCATAAACTTTCCAAAATCTCTCATTTCATGAAATGTTTTGCATTTGAGTCTAAACTTGTCAGACTTCATATAAATGATCGACTTCATGATACTTCGAGCCGCATCAAGTCTTTTCATCAAATTAAGATCCCAAACTGATTCACCATTTACCCACACGGCATCATATACCATGAGAGTATCCTCATACAATTCACCGTCGAGAATAGTCCCCTCGTATGCACTTTTCTTGAGGTTGATAGGTACTTCGAACATATTGAAAGCGCGATTAACAAATACACACTTCTTTTTGCCTTCAAACATGAGGGCAACCATCATGTATCGTTCTCCGTCTGTTTTTTCACATACAAGGTACTCAGCACCCTTTAGAATGGGAAAGTGTTTATACTCAATCGAGATTGGCTGAGGACCCGGAAAGTAGTCTTTACTACCCCACTTTGAATGAATATATTGCACAACATATTTGTAGAGTGGGGTAGACATGAATACTATTCAATAATAAACTTTAATTGACTTTTACACCGGCGGCGTTAAGAATGTTGCTTAGACATTCATGTGTGTAAGTCATGGTTAACTTAGATGCCGAAAACGCATAAACTCGAACACCTTGCTCAATCAACTTTTCAAACATTTTTGCATAAATTTTGGTACCACCTCCAGATTTCTTGATCGCTTTCGTGACATTTTTTGTATTCATAACCCATGCTCTCGCATTCGTTGTTTTTACTCTGTAAATATCCTCAGAAATCTTCATACCAATTTCGGTATCAAAATGAAGACCCATTTGTGAAACGGGTTCAGAACTACCATCCTTCACCCGAGCCCTAAAAAGACCCCAATCTACACCCTCCTTCACACCCGGGAATACGAGACATCCTACTGTATCATGTGGTTCAAAACATTGCTTAATAGAATCGTCATCCATACCAATTCCAAAGTCTATGAAAATGATTCGATCATTATTCTTGATATACTTTTGAACCATCTCAGCTTTTAAGAATGGGTCGTCGTCAACATATACAATTTGATTATTGATATTTTTTTGTAAACATTGCACGTTAATCCTGAGCACCGTATGAAGTGTTTTTACATGACAAGATTTTGAACGAGTGACTAAAATCGTAACGATATTCATATTTTCCTTTGTACTCTAAGCCTTAAGCCTTTCATTTAAACACCCCGAAAAGGGTAAATTACCCACATGTCCTAATGTGGTGTTTACATCTGCATAAATTTTCCCACCAGCTTGCTGCCATCGTCGACAAAACGCATAATCCTCGCTGAGATACCTACGATTATTTGGATCTATCATACAGTCAAAACATGCGTGATAGTCATCAAAGTCCCTATTTTGGTGATCATTTTTACACCAGAGTTCGGGAAACTTCTCCTCGAGTGTTTTAAATGCCGAACGTTTAATAAGCATAAATCCAGTTGGACCGTCTAAAATTTCGATAAATCCATTTTCAACGGAGCGTTTCTGAGCCCCGAAATTTATAACAAGACTCGATGAAAGCATCGACATATCACGCTCATCACCACTTTTTACGGCATTAGCTGCCTGATCCCACATGACCACTTTCTTTGGGTAACAAGCGACAGAAATGTCGTGACCGGATTTTATAAGTCGTACGACCGACTCTGGATCGAAATGAACATCTGCATCTATAAACATAAAATATTCACAATCGGTCTTTTGCATGAAACGACCGACAGAAACATTACGGGCGCGGTGTACGAGAGACTCATTTTCTGTGGTATCGAGATACAATTGTATATTTTCTTTTATCAAAAGAATCTGAAGTTTGATTATACTACTCATATATTTCTCCAGACATAATCCACCATAACACGGTGTCGCCAAGAACAATTTTGTCATATGTTACATTTAGTTCAAAAGCTCTAAGTGCTTTTTAATTATAATTTCAATCTTGTTTAGTGTTGGTATGGAGACAGAACATTTATCACACATTTCAGTTTTAGTGACTCGATGCCCAATCACTATGTAAATAATAGCAGATGCTACACTATTAGGTGTTTTACTCATAAGTTCAACACAATTATCGGTAGCGGCACACATCTTGTTACATTTCAGTCTCTCTTCTCGAGTAATATCAAAAGAGTTTAACAATCGCTGCATCACGTCATACGACTTAGTCACGTAATTTTTCTTTGTAACACCCAAAATGTTATCTTTGAAAATTTGTGTTGTGCGACTTATATCCTTTGATTGAATTCCAAACATATCTGCAATTTCCTTTGTCGTTCGAGGAGTCTGTGCGAGTCGACATGCATATAAAACGCAATTGGCTTTGATACCCAAACGCACAGCTCCTCGCGTGAGTTTCTCATTGTTGAATTTTCGATATAATATTTTAGCATCCTTCAAAACAGAATCATGTAGAGTGTGACATGCTTCGTCTATGTCACGATACGCGTGAAATAGTGAACGATCCTTGTGATTCATAGACATATGAAAATTGATTTTTGCCATTCGTTTATTCTCATACGTTGAGGAATGTTGTGTTGATATGATCGTACCCTTCCCCCAATTTTGAGAAAACAGTTCGGGATTTGCATTAGGATTACCACACCGTGAAGGATCGTTGACCTTACCATCGTCTGTGATACCACTCGTCCATTCGGCTGTGTCATCTACGAAATAAGAATCAACCAATCCACACACTGAACAAGTTGGAAGACCTTCTCTTGTAATAACTTTAATTCCTTCACATTCCTTACAAATACTTGTACTCACCGGCTTTATTTCGTTTTCTTTGGGTTTTAATTCTTCTAATTGTTTCCATATAGCTGCCAGCATTGTTTTGAATGTGACAATTTTTTTTAAATTTTGTGAGAACGCATTACACACTTAGGCGTCTAATTCGCGTTTCTATAGCGTCTATGGTTTCCTTGAAACTCTTTCCACCTGATGTTGTCGGTTCCCATTCATTCCATTCCTTATCAATTGATTCATGACCCGGGGGTAATGGAATATCTTGACCCACAATCTCACTATCGGATACAACAAAACCTTCCAGATCTGATTCCTCATCCCCACCTTCGTCGTAAATATCACTATCGGTATCTTCCATGTCTATTTCTGAGTAAAACGCGAAACGATTCATACCGAGGGGTTTCATTTCAAGATCTTCAAACGTAGTTCCTATGGGGAAATGTTCCATCACACTTTCATAGGGTGCGGGGGAAAGTTCCGTTGGTTCGAGTTGATATACACACGCATTCTTATAAAATAATTCGGTGGGGTTAAGATATCTCAGGCCGAGGGTCTTGCCGGTGTTCATTCCAACAATCCCGTACATTTCGTCTTCAATTCCATCCTCATTTACTAAAACTTTTACTATATCATCTTGGTTTATTTCGGTTGGCACAATCATGCTTAGAGTTTTCGGACAAAAAATTATCAGCGATAATATCACAGATGAAAGTTATTATTTATTCGAAGGAAGGTTGTGAGTATTGTGACCACGCAAAGACACTATGCGAGTCGGAGAACTTCGACTATGAGAAAATCATGGTCGACAAGGAAGAACTCAAGAAAGTATGTGGTGGATCCGCTTCAACTTACCCTCAAATATTTATTAACGAAAAACACATAGGGTCCTATTTTGACTTTCAGGACTATATAGAAGAAGAGTACGAACCAATCCTTGCCCCTACCCTAAATAGATTCACTGTGTTTCCCCTGAAGTACCCCGAGCTCTGGGAGCTCTATAAGAAGGCTCAGATGTCTAATTGGACTGCTGAGGAGGTAGACCTATCAAAAGACCTCGATGATTGGAAGACTCTAAATGATAACGAACAAAAATTCATAAAGTATATCCTGGCGTTTTTTGCCGGATCTGATGGAATTGTTTTTGAAAATATCAATAATAATTTCGCTGATGAGGTACAAATCTCTGAGGCTCGTTCATTCTATGCATACCAATGTCATAATGAAATGGTCCACGGGGAGACGTACTCTAAACTTATTGATAAATACATAAAAGATGGTGCTGAAAAGAAACAACTTTTCGAAGCTATCCAAACTGTGCCCTGTATTGAAAGAAAAGCAAATTGGGCCATGAAATGGTTTGATACTAAAACTCGTTCTTTCGCTGAGCGTCTCTTTGCGTTTGCTTGTGTTGAGGGTATTTTCTTCTCTGGTAGTTTCTGTGCTATTTACTGGTTGAAAAAGAGAGGTCTAATGCCCGGTCTCTGTTTCAGTAATGAACTCATCTCCCGGGATGAAGGACTTCACCAAGAATTTGCCGTCGAACTTTTCAAATTACTCAGAAATAAACCTTCAACTGAAACACTCCACACTATTATCAAGGAAGCCGTTGATATTGAAAAGGGGTTCATCATTGACGCACTCCCATGTAATCTCATCGGTATGAACTCAGAGAAAATGGCTGAATACATCGAATACGTGAGTGACCGTTTACTTAAACAAATTGGTCAACCCCCGATTTGGAACTCAAAAAATCCATTCGACTTCATGGAAAATATTAGCTTAGATGGAAAAACAAACTTTTTCGAGAAGCGGGTGGGAGACTATGGGAAAATGGATGATGATTCGGGTGAGATTGGGTTTGACGAAGAATTTTAATGTTGAATTATACTAAAGAAATATGGCGGCCATACCAATGTTAGCTGGTGTTGGACTTCTCATGGTATGTTGTTCCAGTTCTAGCGTAGCTGCTAGTATGATGGGTGGTAGTGAAGAAACTAAACCTGTAGAAACTGACTCAGGTGACTCGAGTGACTCAGGTGACTCGGGTGACTCACCCGAACCTTACGCAGACTGGACGGTAGAAAACGGTGTAGATTATCCTTATAATGATATTTTCCACTATCATCCAAATTCAGATATAAAAGCTTCGAAAGATGTCTGTCTCGACAAATGCGAAGAAATGTCCAACTGTAAACTCGTAACATTCAACAATGAAAAGACTCTTTGTTGGGGTAAAACTAAAGCCGAGAATAAAAGAGACCACGGTGACCGGAATAATTACTTCAAACCGTAAAAACATTTTACTATCAATTTATCCAAATTGACTGGAAAATGCATGAATTAAATTACTTGAAAAGGGTACCCTCAGAATCTACTGGGGCGGGTTCGAGCATACGACCACTGTCTACAACCTCGATTGTACGCTCAGCAAATTCGGGTCTTGGGTCGGGGGCCTCCTCCATAGGAGCCGGGGGAGCGACGATAACCTTTGTTCCCTTCTTGGCACCATCACCACATCCACACCCACCTTTCTTCTTTTTACCACCACCCTCCTTCTTGATGTTCATCATACCCCAAACAACGAGGATGAATACGAGGGTGTGTACGAGAAGACCGAGGGTCGAAGGACAACCCGTGGGGGTTGAGATCCAAGAACCTAAAATCGCCCTGACAATTCGAAACGTCTCGGGGTTCGCAACGATGAAAAATATAAGACCGGAAATGATGGAGATGATTAACTTCTCCTCCTGCTTTCGGCCGTTGCATCCACATCCACAATCTTTAAAAAGACCCATGATTAGTTTTGATATATGTCAACAAAAAAAACTTAATTAAAGCCAAGCCACCTAAGATAGATATAACCCACTACCAACAATGTCGCTCACTATCCAGCAATCTTCTGAATTCTCTCCTGCCAATGTGCAGTTCTCAAAACTTCGCAAGAACAAGAATGGCGGCAAGGCCGTCTATTTGAACGCCGGCGACAACAAAAAGCTCTACCTCCAGTTTCCCTTCATGCGTTCTCCTTACGGCATGAGTGCGTTCACTGATGAGAGCACTGGTCGTACATCCTACTCTCTCGACCTTTCTTTCGACCCCGACAATGAGGAGGCTATGGCTCTTCACGAGAAGCTCAAGGAGCTTGATGATATCATCGTAAACACAGTCGCTGCCAATTCGCAAGAGTGGCTCGGTAAGGAGTTCAACGTTGAGGTTCTTAAGCAGGCTCTCTACAAGCCTATGGTTCGCCCCGGTAAGGAGCAGTACCCATCGACTATCAAGCTCAAGATTCTCACCAAGCCTGATGGGACATTTGTACCCGAGTCTTACTCTATGCAGAAGCAGCCCGTCCCTCTCGATAGCATCGAGAAGGGTAATAAGGCTATGGCTATTGTTGATCTCAACCAGATTTGGTTTATCGACAACAAGTTTGGTGTCACAATCCGTCTCCAACAGGCTCTCTTCGAGCAGTCTGCCAAGCTCCCGTCATTTGCCTTTCAGGGTGTGAACCTACCCGATGATGACCTTCAGGTTGATGTTGAGGATGAGATTGAGGAAGTTGATGATCAGTAAAAAAATACAAATTCTATTCCAATCAATATTGGTAAGATGTACACATATCTTACGAATATTAAAAAATCTCGGAGTATAGTATATAACAATGAGTCAAATTGCTGTGATTTTAGGTGTGGGTGCGATGTGTATGTCGTCTGGTCTCGGAGCTGCCCTAATGATGCGTGGTGGTGACCCAGATACAGGGTCCGACTCTGGTGGAGGGTCCGACTCTGGTGGAGGGTCCGACTCTGGTGGAGGGGGTGATGATGCACCTAAAGACACCCGCACGGATTCGGTAAAGGAATCTATTGACCCAGAAAATTTCACCTCTTCTAGTCCATTCACGCGACTTGGGGAATTTCGTCTTTTGTCGGGAAAAAGTGGATACCCATACTCTCAATTTTTTGTGGATAACCCGGCTAATGCGATAGAGGAGTGTAAAACTGCATGCAAAGATAATTCTAATTGTCCGGGATTTTCATTAGATTGGCACAAAGGTGTAGATAAGGTGAATTGTATGGTATTTAAGTCTAATACAGGAGAAGCTGAAGCTCAATCATGTGTATACAAACCATTCGGTGTTCATTGCAGGTCTGGTGTAAAAGGAAAGTCTGGAGTGACTGAAGGTGGTATGTGGTGGAGAGGTACCCGTACTTCCTAATAAAGTTTATATTCCGAGTCTCAGTTCCTTCTTGGTAAGTTGAAAAATAACTTCTTACCAATAAGTAAGTATGTCAATCGAGAGTAACTTGAAAAAATTACTCAAAGGTGAGAAGGCTTGTGTCCCAGAACACTTCTTGAAGGTTCCCAGTTACAACTCACCCACCCTTCGCACTGGTAAGGGTAAGCCATTGAGTGAAGGTGCATTTGGAAAGATGTACCGTGGAAGTATCAATGATAATGGAAGGCGGTATGTCGCGTACAAAGAGATAGATACATCGGAAACTACTGATGGCGCTTTTGAGTTTGAGTTCAAGGTTGCCGAAAAATTGAAGGAGTTTGCGGTTCCCGAGATGTACCTCTTTAGGAAGTGCCCCATCCAAGATAAAACACCTAAAAAGGTGCGTAAAGAGAATGGTACGTTGGTCCAACCAAAAGAACGTACCAAACCCAAGGATATTCTTTATATGGAACTTCTTGATGGTATGCCGTTTAATTCGTGGTGGCAAACCAACCCATCTCTTGATGCGATAAAGTCTGTAATTGTACAGGTTTTTGATAATCTCTACCGAATTAACCAAAAATTTCCAGACTTCCGTCACCGTGATTTACATGGAGGTAATGTGATGGTCACTCGGCGTGAAGGTTCATACACTTGGAAAGTTGACCTCGGTCGTAAAGTAATTCGGAACGACCCTGGTGGATCTTTTAGGAGTCGTCTCGGTTCACCTGATATCAAAAAGTATAAGCGTACAAACGCTGGTGTTGAAGCGACTATCATTGATTTTGGTTTATCATACTGGTCCAACCGTATGCCAAACCCAGAAACGAAGGATGGTGGATATTCGGGTGCGGGTATATTAGGACATGGATACGGTCCAGGTACGAGATACTATGATATTCATAGGTTCTTGTATATCATTTATGTTAAGGTGAGAAATCCTGGGAATGCTAAGGAGCGAGCTATTAAAAATTTCATCGAAGAGCTCATACCAAACAAAGAGTTCCTCGAGTTTAACGGAAAATTCACCAACCAGGGATATCTACTCTCAGATTACCACGTCGCCCTCCGAGAAAACCTTCCCACCTTCAAGACTATTTTGACACACCCATTCTTAACTGGTGATAAATCACCGAATAGACCAAAGACTCTCGCCAATGCTCTCAAAATGATCGCTCCCAAGCCCAAGCCCAAGACTCCCGTCAAGGTTAAGACACCCAAGGCTAAGACCAAGACTCCCAGCCCCAAACTCTCAACTACGGAAAGAAAGAAGAAGAGGAACAGTGCGATTAAGAGGGCTGCAGCTATATTGGCTAAACCCAAAGCCAAACCGGCACCCCGAATGAGACCTGGTGTTGTGCGTCCCAACCCAGTCCCCGAGATTCAACCAGCCACGCCTAACGCACCTTATGCTGTGATGTCCCCTTCCAATATGATGGAATATGCAAGGAAGATTGAGAGTGGGAGGAAGAAGGCTGCGAATAAGTTAAATGCTAGGATTCAAGCCATCAAGGCTACCAAGGGTAAAACACCTACACCTGTTCGTCTCAAGGAGAAGTTCTCTTTCGTCAATGCAAAGGGTAAGAAGCGTGAATTTGTCAGGAAGTTTGCATACGATAGGGCTTTGGCTAAGAACAAGGCTGAGAGGGAAAAGACCAAGGCCAAGGCCAAGACCCCCACACCCAAGGCTAAGAAGAACGAGTACTGGAGGTCTTTCGTTGACGTAAACGGTAAGAAGCAGGAATTTGAGAGTAAGTCCGCATATCATGAGGCTAAGCAAAAGAACTTGCAAGCTTACGCCGCCAAGTTCCAGAAAAAGATCAATAATCAGATACAACTTGGACGTGATGCACGGTTCTCGTTTGTTGATGTTAACGGTAAGAAGCGTGAGTACGTGAGAAAGCATGCATATGAAAAGGCTTTGGCTAAGAATAAGGCTGAGAGGGAAAGGAGGGCACAACCAACGTGGTCGGAGAGGGCTCGAATGAAGAGGTACGAACGTGGACAACCTTTTAACATGAAGACACCCCAAAACGTAAGGAACGCCATACAAGATGGTAAGAATATGAAGTTTGTTGGGGGCCGTTTCAAGACGGTCACACCCAAGGCCAAGTGGTCTAACGCAAATAATAAACAATTCATGGAATTATTGGCACGGGAAAAGAACGCACAGAGAAAACTTGCGAATAAGATGAACAAGGCGAGACCTCTCAAGAATGGACCATTAGACCCGGCAGTTGCGTACGCTCTCAAGACCCCCAAAAATACCAAAAAGATAAACAAGTACGTGAACAGTCTATCAAACGATGAACGCAATATGCTCAAAAAGAAGATTTGTAAACCTTAAAAAAATATTTACCTATAATAAAATATGCAGCGCTCAACAATTGTAGTTGCAGTGGCAATCGTTCTCGTTGTCTTTTTGCTCTACAGGAATACAACCAAGGCCTCCCCAGGTGGTAAAAAGTGGACCGTTTACGGAACAAAGGGGTGTGGGTGGACAGTCAAACAGTTGGAATACATGAAGAAGACGGGTACTCCATACACTTTCGTCGATTGTGACAAGGGTGGTTGTGACGGTATGACGGCTTTCCCCACTCTCAAGGGTCCTAACGGTAAGAAGATCGTTGGATACAACGAAGTTTAATTATTTATTATTCAAGAGTTGATTGTATCAACTTATCAATAATGATTTACTGATGACCTGGTAAAACCTATTTAGATACCACGGACAACCTGGAGAGAGATGGAAAGAATGAACGCGTCGAGAAGGCTGGAGATGGGCTTGAGCACAGAGATGTGCTTGGAAAGCGAACGGTTCCAGACAAGACGGAGGATGAAAGTACTGATGAGAACGTTAAGAGCGAAGATGAGAAGCTCGGTAATCATCTCGGAGCGAGACTTGGCGTGAGTGACCTCGTGAAGCATTTTATTACATACTGATATTTTTTTCTAGGCCAATTACAAATGAAAGCCCTTCCCCTGAGTGGTTCGGAAAATAAGTTTACGAACAGGAGGTGGTCGACACCGAAGGGTATTGGGAATAATAATTGTTATGCCTATGCCGTGGGTGACTACGAGGCATACAGGTGGCAAAAATCAATACCGGGTGACCGTTCAGGGCTTTCTAATGGTAATCACACTTACACCCATTGTACTGGACTTCCTAAACGCGTTATTTCCGATAATCCTAAGAAGGTGTACAAAGCGGGTGCAAATGAAAAATGTAAAAAAGGTTATTTCAAGGTTATGATGTTTGTTTCTCCTGGGAGACCGATGAACTACATTCGACAAGGGGATTTTCACTTTTACAAACAGCATGGGGTGGTTGAATATAAAATCAAACCTGGAGATACTATCAAAGCTGTAGCCAAATTCTTTAAAGTTCCCGAATCACGAGTAAAGAGGGGTGGTCAGTTTAAGGTGGGTAAACGTGTAATTTTTAAGGCTAACGTTTTCAGTCACAAGCGGGGCTGGGCGACTGGCCCACTTCTCACTGATGCTAAAGGTAAAGCCATCACTGACCCTCGTACAGCTTCGAGGGACTACCCAGGTTTAAACTACGAGAAATACTGTAGTTCATTCTGTGTCAAGGATACTGGAATCAAAGTCGGTAAGACTCATCCCAAGATCCGCTAATATACTTTCAACGTCTTCTTGTTGATCCACATCAAAATTAATGTCAAATAAATCTAAAACGTCAAATATAGACCCCTCATTCAAGGACACAGAATTAGCCGTTGCTGTGTAATTGTTTTGTATAGTGACTGTAATTTTAAATTGTGAAGCATCGAAAACTTTCCTGCATGTTGGACACGTATTCTTACCTTGATTTTTCCATTCCTGTAGACAGTGGGAATGAAACATATGTCCGCATCGAAGTGGAGGGTTTATTCTCGTACACTTGACTTCACCGAGACATATGGCACATGTTGACATTCTACAAGATGGTATTAAAGTTTTTTCGTGGATTTAGCTCAGTTAGTAAATACCGGGCATTTTGAGAAGAGGTTTATCACAGGTGTTGCAAGGACCCTTACCCTGCTCCGCCTCTTGGATCTTAGTGACGAGCTGGGGTCCCTGCTTCTGGAGAAGCTGGCGGTAAGAATAGTTGTCCTCGAAAGAAATTCCATTTTGCTTCATGACATAGTTGTTGAAGAGCTGGGCTGACGAGTTTATGGTGAAACACCGACCATCGGCCATACCGAGTCGCTGCGACATATTGTTATTATACACCTAGAATTTAAATCTTGTAAATGGGATTATATACTTCACAGAGGATCGCAGTATTCCCAACGCTTTTCGGGGTCCGTCGTGTAGCACCAGATGGTGTCTTCGCCATCAGGGTTGCGGCAGTAGTTGTGGCCCGCGGAGCCCTTCGCTTCGTCTTTTCGTGTGTGCTCATGAGGAGTCTGTGAGTCCCATGACTGACACGTCTTACCGGAGCGGGTCTGCGCCTGGCAACCACGGTAACCTTCATCTTTTTCTCCACTCAGAGTCTCGTCACATGAGTCATCAGCTCCCGCCCCCGCTCCTGTGTCTGGGATCGGGGTTGGGGTTTCCTCACCACCCATCATTAGGGCAGCTACACTAGAACTGGAACAACATACCATCATAAGGCCGACACCGACTAACATGGGCATGGCAGCCATTTTGTTTTATTGATATACACTTAGAATTTTATTTGTCTATTGGTAACTGTTCTCATCCAAGAATTGAATCCCTTCTCCCTTAGCACTTTGATGAATGATTCACATTTATATCCCAAATAAATATCAAACACGTCAGTCTCTTCTGTGTGTGATACCCTAATTTCGGGTTTCTCATTTATATGGTTGTTGATAATGTTGTAGGCGAACGCAATCTCCTTGAGGGTCTCCGCCCCTGTGATGATAATCTTACCGGTACTGAAGATACTGCACGTAATTTCCTTCATATCCTCTGAAGGTTTAAACTTGATCTTCACAGCGGAATACCTATCCGGTTCAAAAGAAACCTTGAAAATGTCGTCGTACTCCTCGAACCAGTTCGAGACGAGATGGAGGTTGATGTTGTAGTTGAGGCTGAAGTTGGAGTTTATCATCACCACACGAAATGAATCCACAGGAACTTTGATTTTCAAACCCAAAAAGGTTTTGAAAATATGAACGAGTTGTGTGATGATGCGTTTGCAGTCGAAGAGATCACAGCATCCAGCCACCTGGATCGAACCGTTAGGGAAAACCTTCACAGACTTTGTGCTGTAACTGTCATGATACGTGAGAGTCACCTGGTTATAAAACGTTGTAGGTTTGAGCTTCCACTCGAAACCTTCCGTCTTAGTTCCCGATCGTCTCATCTTATACGAACCAATTTCTTCGAATAAACCTCGAAGTCGCTTTATATCAATGGTCTGGATAAAGCTTGATACCATGGTGATGGTTGTAATTTTGACCCATGAGGGTCGGGTCTCGTCAGGGAGAGCTTTTCGTATCTCATCGAGTGTCAAGAGATACGAAAAGCTATTATTTGCAATAGTTGAATACATTTTTGGACATACTTTTTATAACGTGGGTGGCTCACTTAGGTGTTTAAAGATGAGACTCTCCATTTAAGTACATGACCTCTTTCCTTAAATCTGCAAAGCATGTTTTCGATGTAGAGTCTGACCTCTCCTATGTTGAGATTGTCTATGACCGGTACAAGAGGAATAAGGGGTACTCTACATTCACAGATTATATTAATACAGAACCTCTCGGGGATTGGGTATCAATCAAATCGGACGAAAAGTCAATACTCTATGAGAAGTTTCTTGATACGATGGTAAAAAATACCCATGAAGTGCAGCAACGTATGGCTGAACTTTCAATCGAAAGTTTCTTAACTTACGATCAGGATATTCGTAAGTACGTACGTGTCGTCCACGCGGTTAAGATTCTAGATCCAACATTCCAGCCACCTCGTATTAACATGGAGAGTGCTTGGCAAGTGGAGTTTATTAAAAAGTTTTGTAAACAGAGCGTCGACGACGCGATTCAAGAATGTAAAAAGAAGTCTCGTCTCAAGTATTTCTTCAACGTACTAAAATTAATAGAATTAGAGCAATAAGAACCGCGATAAGAATCCACTTCCAAGGTTTTTTCCTATCGGAAACACCAACCTTAACTTTCTTCGGTTTTCCACATCCTAAACCATAATCGATGTTGCGTCGTGGATGAAGTGTTTTGTCCATTTGGCATGGTTGTCTCTCATCTTCACAAAGCCCTGTATCACAAAAAACGCTCTTTGTAGGCTCGAAAATACCCTTACCCGGGGTAATTTCTTCAAAATCCTGGAAATTGCCCGTCTGTCTCACACCTCCTGGAAGGGAGAAATCGTGTTGGACAAATGGGTTGATGTCATCAATGGCAGCTTCATCGTTAAGCATAAACTCACTCATTATTGTTATTACTTCAGATTATATTTCTTATCCACCATCTTAATTTTATGTTCGTCCCACATTTTATCCAAATCAACATTCAGCATATGTGCCAGTTGAAAAAGGTATGAAAATACGTCTCCCATTTCCATCATAACATCCGTTCCTCTCTCCTTTTTTAGATTCGTCTTCTTGTATGTTTTCTTATACTGGCGAATAGCCGAAGCGAGTTCACCAACTTCTTCCGTCAGGAGAAGCCATACAGTATCGATGGGGGCGCGATCCCATCCTTTAGACCGACACACCTTTTCTGTTTCACATTTGTATTTGTTTAGACTCATACTTATTCTACAGGGGACTCAAACCTTTAATTGATTCCAATTTTATTATTGTATTCAATCTTATTTCCAGTGGTACTGGTATTCATAGGTCGGTCCATAGGGGTACTTATGGTATCTATATCTTTCGCATACGCAATATACTGAGACACACCGGTTTGAATTTGAGACATGGCCGTAGATATGACACGATCGTTCATGAATTTAACCTGTTCGTTTATATTCGAATGGTGATCACCAGAGTTGTTGATAAAAACAACCCGCATGATTCCGTACAGGTCATCAGGGTTTTGATAATCGATGGAGATACCAGTTTTGTTCTTGAACGACTGACGAATTCCACGCTGAAGAAGATTCTTGTTGAAATCCGAAAAGAACAAAGTGTTCAGTGGGGTCTCACACTGCTGAATGGAATTAAGGTGGAGGTTATCACACATTTAATATAGTCGCCGAAAAAAATTATCCGTAGATATTAAATGCTGAACATCGCCAACTTTGACGAAGCGTATGCCACCAAACCCATTAATGCTGAACCGATTCCCTGTGAAGCCCCAAAATGTTTCGTGGGTTCTTACCCCCCTGTTGCGAAACCTGGTCAGGATGGACCATTTTTCGTAAACACGTATCTCATGCATCCCACGCGTAAATTTGAGACCGTTGGAACGGTACCTGTGAGAAGTGCGGATCTTAATTGTAAGAAGTAAGTTAAAAATAAAACTTGAACAGAAAGTATATGAGAGTCATTAAACGCTCAGGTCGTATTGAGGATATGAGATTTGATAACGTCACCAATAGGATCAAGAATTTAACGTCTGGACTTTCAGACAAATGTGACTCTCAAAAAATTGCTCAACAGGTTTTTTCGTCGATGTATGATAACATCACCACACAGGAAATAGACATTCTCTCCGCTGAAATTTGTATTGGTTTGATTACATCGGACCCAGATTATGAAGTTCTCGCCACCCGTATTATCGCCAGTAATATTCATAAAGTATGCCCTAACAACTTCCATCTCGCGATGCGAAAGCTCCAGAAGGCGAAAATTATCACAGATGAAGTCGTTGAGGTTGCTCAACAGGTAAAAGAACATATTAAAACCGATCGTGATTTTGATTTTGGATATTTCGGTTTAAAAACTCTCGAAAAAAGTTATCTTCAAAGGGTTGAAGGAAAGTTGATTGAAACTCCCCAATACTTGTTTATGCGTGTTGCTATCGGTATTCATGGTAAAGACATCCCAGCTGTTCTCGAAACGTATGACAAAATGTCCCAGGGTTTATTCATTCATGCAACCCCTACTCTATTCAATGCTGGTACACCACGACCTCAAATGTCCTCTTGTTTTCTTATTGCTAACAAGGGTGATTCAATTGATGGCATTTATGGAACTCTAACTGAGTGTGCACAAATTTCGAAGTGGGCTGGTGGTATTGGTATGCATATTCACGATATTCGTGCTAACAAGTCTCGCATTCGAGGCACCAATGGTCAATCTGATGGAATCATTCCAATGCTTAGGGTATTCAACGCGACAGCTCGTTATGTAAACCAAGCCGGTCGTCGTAAGGGTTCGATTGCTGTATATGTTGAACCATGGCATGCAGACATCATGGATTTCTTAGAACTTCGTCTTAACCAAGGTGATGAGGAGGCACGTTGTAGGGACCTTTTCAGTGCTATGTGGATTCCAGACCTCTTCATGAAGCGGGTTGAAGAAGGTGGTAATTGGTCTCTCTTCTGTCCCGATAAGACTAAGGGTCTTTCTGATGTATACGGTGAAGAGTTTGAGGCTCTCTACACAAAGTATGAAGAGGAGGGTCTAGCTAATGCAACTGTACCAGCTACAGAAGTTTGGAAGGCTATTCTTAAGAGTCAAACTGAGACTGGAACTCCCTATATGCTGTATAAGGATGCGTGCAATAAGAAGTCCAACCAAAAGAACTTAGGAACGATTAAGAGTTCTAACTTGTGTACCGAAATTATTGAGTATACAGACAAAGATGAGACCTCGGTGTGTAACCTGGCGTCTATTGCACTTCCAAAGTATGTAAACAAGGAAACGAAAACCTTCGATTATGACAAGCTTCACGAAGTTACCAAGATTGTCACCCGGAACTTAAATAGAGTCATTGATCGTAACTTCTACCCAGTTGAGACTGCAAAACGCTCTAATATGAAGCATCGTCCAATTGGTCTTGGTGTTCAGGGACTCGCAGATGTTTTCATCCTATGTGGTCTTCAATTTGACTGTGAGGAATCCCGCCTTATGAATGCACATATTTTTGAGACTATTTATCATGCCGCACTTGAAGCGAGTTCGGAGTTGGCTGAGATAGATGGTTCGTATGAAACTTTTAAGGGTTCTCCAGCTTCTGAAGGTATTCTTCAACCAGATATGTGGGAAGGTGAAACCAAATTTAGTGGTCGATACGACTGGGATGCTATGCGTGAAAAGGTAAAAACAAAGGGTCTTAGGAACAGTCTCCTTCTCGCCCCAATGCCTACAGCTTCCACTGCACAGATTTTGGGTAATAACGAATGTTTCGAACCGTACACTACTAATATCTATCTTCGTCGCACTCTTGCTGGTGAATTTGTTGTTGTCAACAAGCATCTCGTCGATCATCTTAAGAATGTGGGTCTCTGGTCTAAAGATATGAAAGACCTAATGGTTAAAGCTGGTGGTTCTATTCAGAATATCGTAGACATTCCTGATGATATTAAGAGTCTTTACAAAACTGTATGGGAAATTAGCCAAAAATGCATTATCGATATGGCAGCAGACAGGGGTCGTTTTATTGACCAATCACAATCTATGAATCTTTTCATGGAGAGTCCAACAATGTCCAAGTTATCTTCGATGCACATGTATGCATGGAAATCCGGTCTCAAAACGGGAATGTATTATCTTCGATCTAAGGCTAAAGCTCGACCAATCCAGTTCAGTCTAGAACCAGATTGTGTGGCTTGTTCGGCTTAAAGTTTTAGATTCTAAATAACACAGAATAATGGACAGTGCTATTGAAAATCTACAGATTAATCAGTTTAATAATAGAAAAATTGTCATAAGTACGAAACAGGGTACACCCCTACGTGTTCAGTTTCCTCGAATGTATATGCCTTTTGGTGTCTCCGGTTTTACACCAGAGGTGGGTCAAACTAAGTACAACATCGATTTCGCAATCAAGGGTTATGACGAAGATGGGAGTTATATGAAGAAGTTTTATGATTCCACCCGTAAACTTGAGGATCAAATCATCGATTCGGTTGTCGAACAGAGTGTAAATATTTTTGGTACTTCAATGTCGAAAGAAGAGCTTCTCCCCATGTTTAATTCGAATATTAAACAGTCCCCCGATCGTGAACCAAAGTTTCGTGTCAAGGTTGACACGACTATGGAAGACCAAATCAAACCGAACGTATTCGACGCTGACAAAAACCCGCTACATGATGATGCGACAAACGGTCTCTATGCAAGAAATAGTGGACATGCTATTGTTGAACTCAATAGTGTATATTTCTTGAACAGGAAATTTGGGTGTACGTGGAAACTCTATCAGCTCATCGTATACGAGCCACAAAATCTAAAGGGATTTCAATTTAAACTTTAGTTTTACTTAACATTAAAATACTATATATAGCCTGAGCCTCCTTGAGCAATTTACCCTGAACTCTGGTATATTTCTTTGGGTCCAAACCAAGTTTGATTTTAGCCATTCTTACGGATTCTGACCACTGAGTGAGTGTCATCTCTTACTTACTAGCTTTGATTATTTTTTTGTAGGTCTTGCTACCCTTCTTGGGGACGAGGCAGAAAGAGTCCTTCTTCTCAGCCTTCTCCTTCGCGAGGTCAATGAAAGCCATGAACTTGGGGTTCTGCTTGAGAGACTTCTTAGCAGCCTTACTCGCCGCCTTGGAGATAATACGTCCATCCTTCA